CGACAATCGCCCTCCAGCGTTCACCCGACGCCTCGCGCACGGCGTCCTTGCTCGTCGACCGGAATAAATTCCGCAGCAGTCGCGGTATGTCTGGGACTTCCGTCCCCGGTATCATGCCAGCCTTGTCCATCACCGCCTTCCACCCGCAAAACTCGGCCACCGCCCCATCGGTTCGCTTGTAAAGCTTAGGACGGTGGCCAAGCTTGGTCCAACGCTCGGCCAAACCAGCCACCTCGAGATCGGTGAACTCGCGCCCACCCAGCCTGACCAGAGAGTCGTCTCCCTCAAGCCAGACCATATAATCTCGCGATGTTCCGAACACATCGTGGAATTTCTTGGACCCGGGTTTTACGAAGTGGATGCACTCCACTCCAGCCACCACCCAGGCCCAACAGAATAGGTTGAGCGTCCAATTAAGTATGGACGTGCCGCGATGGCCCGACCGCCGTATGGCGTCAATCGTCTCCTTGCAACGCTTGCCAAGAATCTGACGCGCGGCAGCATCCGCGGTGTACTGTCCTGCCTTTGAGATCTGCTCAACCACGACCGTACCTGGTTTCGCCTCCAGCTTAAGCTTCTTCTTCTTGTTCTGCTTGATGTGCGTTGAGGCATAATGGCTCAACGGCGTCATAAGATGCTGGATGCGATCGGCAACGGCCTCGACCAAGGGATTTTCGATGAGCTCCCTGAGGCCATGGGAACAACAGGTGTCCCAGGCCGACCCATCATTCTCCATGAGCATGGCCGCATTGCCCTTGGTCTCCTTGTGGCCGCGTGACGCTTCCACGATCTGAGCCATACGCTCAGCCTTAGGCGCCCCTTTGATAGTGCGATGCTTGTGCGTGTGCACCAACCAACGCTCAAGGACGCCAATCGTCGTGGCTGCCATAAGTGCTCCGGCATCACCATCGGCAATAAGGATGCGTGGTGGTTTGACGACGCCACTCGCATCCTTGCCCATGGGCTCCAACTTAATGGATGCCGACAAGCGAAATTCGGGGTTGTATGTGGCCATGAGGGCGGCCAAGGAGTCCTCGGCACGCTTCACAGTCCATTTCTTCGATTTATAGTCCCCGAAGAGCAGCCACTTGGCTATGTGTTCGATCTTGTCCGTGCGTTCGATCTCAGACACCATCCAATTCACGGCCTTCCGTACCTCGTCGCGCTCGACGTCCGTCATGTCCATGTTGACGAAC